CAGCTTTTTCACCTCCGCCCAAGCATACGCCCAGCTTACATACTTCAGCTCGGTATTGCCGGACTTCTTGACCTCCACATGGTCTTTGAAGTCGATGCCAAATAATTTTACGAACGGATTTTCTGTGGCCATAAGATAACCTCCAAGAAAAAAGGCGGCAGAGCATTTACTCCCTGCCGCCAATTACAAATGTTATGCCGCATGAACGATGGTGAACCTGCGGCTGCTTACATTTTTGCTGTACTGGTTGAAAATATCGGGTTGCTCTTTCCGCAAACGCTGGGAATCCACACGCTTGCTTTCGGAGGATACCCAGGACACCTTGTAGCCCGGTGCTGTGCCATAGGCAGCATCCTGCATTTTCAGCTTGACCTGCTGTTCGATGGCCGTTTTCTCCTGTTCCATCTGCTCGATCCGGGTGGAAAGTTCCTGCCGCTTATCCAGAAGTCCATGCAGAGCACTCAGATCAGCGGTCTTGTCGCGGTCGTCTACCTCATAAAGCTGGTTGATCTGCTGGGTGTCACAATCGCAACCGTTGGGTGCAGGGGGAATCTGGGGCACAACATGGTTCGTCCAGAAAAGTTCTTCCTTATCAATGAGATCAGAAAGCACCTGCTTATCTGTCACGATTTTGTGAATCACCAGCTCTCTGCCGAAAATCAGAGCCGCCACATACCAGCAGTCGAAGCCGCTGACGGCTAAGTAGTGGTCAACCTGCGCCAGATAGTGAGCCGGGATTTTGCCATCTGCCCACTTGTCTGCGGAGAACGGCGAGACCGTTTTGCATTCCAGCCCGGCCTTCTGTCCAACGATCAGGCGGTCAAAGTCTGCCAGAAGCAGCGGATGTTCCTCGCTCTGGTAAATGGCATTTGCGCGGCGTACTTTCAGACCGGTTGCTTCGGTGAAGCGCTGCGCCACATAATCCTCCAAATCACGACCCTGCCGCATGGCTTCGTTGTCGATATTTTCAATGGTATCGCTGATTTTATCATGGTATACCTGAAATGCAGAGCGATAGGGATTCAGGCCAAGGATAGCCCCGGCATCCGTGCCGGTAATGCCGCATTTGCGATAACGGAGCCAATCTTCTTTAGACAAGTTCCGTGTGGATACAAGTCGTTTCATGCAATGTTCAACCTCTCTTTCATCTGCTCTTCTACGATAGAGAAATCATATTCCACCAAGTCTTTGATAATGGTGGAAAACTCATCCACTAAGGTGCGGTCATCATCCAGCCACAGGGCATACAGGAAATCCAGAATGTTCCGCTGCACCCGGAGATGGTTCCAGAAACGCTCGTCCATCTTTTCGTCAGTATCCAGCGTGATTAAAGCACTGACGATGGTGCTTTTCATCGTAATTTCATAGGCCGTACTGGAAATAGGTTTCGGAAAATTCTTCTCGACACTATCAAGGAACTCAGAAAATTCCCGAACGGCCCGGCTGCTTACATCGTTCATGATTCGCTCCTTTATGCTGCGGCCAGCACCATCTTATAAGCTTTATCAATCATCGGATTGCCCTCTGCGGTGCGCAAAAACAGATTTTCATTGTAGTTCCGGGTCTTGCGGATGGGGTCTGCATGGGTGGCAAAATCTGAAACAGCGTTCACAAACCGCCAGCCGTTCTTTCCGACCCACTCCAAATCAGGTGTGTTGTAGTAGCGAGCCTTCAAATCTTCCTGCAAGCGCAGGTTGTTCTTCCGCTGGCCATCGGTCAAATCTTCGGTGATGGGGAAGAACTCGTTGATGAATTCCTGCACCTTGCGGTCAGACAGCTTGATGGTGGTCAGCTCATGGATGCCTTTGCCCAGTTCCCCCATATAGCTGTTGGCAAGCTGCAAGGTTTCACGAGCGTCCTGCACCCGGAGCAGAACATTTTCGGTATGGCGAGCAGTCCAGATGCGCTTTGCAGTACCCAAAGCCAGATTCAAGGTGTTCTGGCAGACCACACGAACCGGGGTCATGGCAACTTTTACACCAGAGCTGCCATCGTGACTGTTGAAGAACACAAGATATGGGGTCACTTCATCTCCGACGATGATATACTTCTCCGGCAGCTTTGCCAGCATCCAGACTTTTTTGCCGCCCTGCAAAGAACCGGCAGTTTCATAAGTAACGCCCTCACCCAGCAGGTCATCGGTGAACTGGAACGCTTCTTCGTTCTGCACAATGCGGTAGCGGTCAGACACCACGCCCAGAACAGCATCATCCGTGCTGCGGATGTTAGCCCGATAACCGGGAATCACAGCACCGGCACCAGAGTAGATATTGCGGCTTTCCACCTGCCAATCCAGACCAGCCAGCTCCAAGGCTTCACGGCTTGCAGGGGCATCCATAACGATACGGCCAAGGCCGTGCCAAGGGGTTTCTCGGACAGAGAACATAGTTTCAACATTTGCGGACATAGTAATTTCCTCCTGATTTTGAATGATAGTTATTTTTCGTCGCCGAGAATTGCAATCAGTACCTCAGCGGCAACTTCGATGATGTGAACGACAATCTGAGGGTCAAGAGATTCCATAGCAGGCTCCTTTCGATGGACAAAATAAAAACAGCACGAAGCTGTGTGGAATAGCTCCGTGCTGTTTCAGGGATATAATATATACTTTAAGATGCCGATAATGCGATTGAATTAGCTATAGTAGTGCTCGTCCAGAGTATACTCACCATAAGATTGGCGGTTGCCAGAAGGAAGAATACTATACAACTCAAAGATGGGGGTGTTACTGTCACCAGAAAACGAAAGGATAAAGTGAATTCCGGTTTCAGCGATGGTTTCATACTCGTTGTTCCCGATGTTATAAAGAATGCCAGAAAAATTAGCCTTCTCCAGCTGGGAGTATATTTCAATGTTGCCAACTTCCTGATTGTCTTCGGGTGCAGAGTAAATGCTGATATAGGCATCGCCGGAATTTTGCTCACACCAATAGTGACCTGCGAGATCAATCGGTTCAATGATGGGTTGAGAATCATCACTATAAGATTCGGTTACAGCAGTAACTTTTTCGACAAAAGAATTAAAACCGGATGCACTGATGGAGGTTGTAAAAGTTACAGTCTCGTCGGAATCGTCCTTCCATGTGACAGTGTGCTTATCGAAATCAAATGTGATTGTACCCTCAAGATCAGGAAGATTGAAGTCCTCGGAATAAGACTGCTGGAAGCCATTGTCATAAGTAAAGGTATCCGTTGTGGATGGATGGGCAGTGGCTGTCCATTTATAGTAATCAGAGTAAACTTCGATATTGAGGAAGGAGCCAGAGGAATCTTCTTCAATACTGAGGTAGTAAGGACTTGTGGAATTTCCGTTATACCAATAGCCGGAATACTCAGGAGACTCAGACGAGGCAGAGTTATTATCGTCATTGGAATTTTCAGCATTAACTTCGGTTAACGATGAATCCGTGATTTTCCAGAATACTTGATAAAACAAGCTGTCAACATCGTTTTTGTCAATGACGCCAATACAATAGAGCGTACCAATTTGTTGGCCAGTGGTGCTATTGATCAAGGTGCATTTTTCGAGGAAATGGCGAATATTCGATTGATTTGTTTGAGTAAGAGCAAGTTCTTCATCTTCCCCAATATCCACACCATCTAAACCGTATTGCGCAGCGATCTTTTCTCTTGTGGGATTGATTGCAGTGATGGTCGCACTAATGGACTCATTTTCAACTGAAGTTGTATAATTTTGTGCCGCACTAATGCCAACAAGAGGGATCAACAAAACAACAATCAGTTCCGCAATGATAATAATGAAAGCTCGAATATTGATTTTTTTCTTCAAAGGGTGGGACTTTTTCGTAGCTATGTAAGAGTGAATTAAAAAAGCGGCATATACTGATATGTACCCGGTTTTCTGGACACTGGCTCAAAAATGAATAATTAACCTTCCATCATGGATGCTTCTCTGAATTTAGAGGGAGGCATCCATTTTGTTTTAGCTTGGATTCTGCTGTTATTGTAATAGTCAATATACTCGGCAATCGCCTTGGAGAAGGCTTCAAAGGAGGGATAATCCTTCTCAAATCCATAGAACATTTCATTTTTCAGTCTGCCAAAGAAGGTTTCCATAATGCAGTTGTCGTAACAGTTGCCCTTTCGGGACATGGATTGAATGATTCCGTGCTTCTGAAGTTCATTGCGGTAGAATGCGTGCTGGTACTGCCAGCCCTGATCCGAGTGCATGACCAGACCTTGTACAGAAGGAAACTGTTCAAACGCTTTATTCAGCATATCCTTGATTTGTTCCATATTCGGACTTGTAGAAAGATTGTAAGATATAATCTCATTTGTGTTCATATCCAGAATCGGAGAAATATAGCACTTGCCCCAAGACAGATTGAACTGTGACACATCGGTCGTCCATTTTTGCAGAGGCTTCTCGGTGCTGAAATTCCGATTAATAATGTTATCGGCAACCTTGCCGACATCGCCTTTGTAGGAATGATACTTCTCCTTTGGACGTTTACCGAACAGTTCAAGCTGGTTCATAACTCGCTGAACACGCTTGTGATTCACCTGAAACCCACGGTTCAGAAGCTCATGGTGTACCCGTCTTACGCCGTATCTTTTTTTGTTCTCATTGAAAATGGCAACAATTTCAGACGATAAATCGGCGTTTCGTTCCTTGACTTTATCGGTTTTGCTGAGTTCATAATAGTATGTTGACCGAG